ATGCCATATCATTTTTTAGTTATGATGTTTGCCGCTGGTGTGTCTGCTGATGAGGTTTTGTATCTTTCTCAAGAAGAAAATAACAAAATCATTTCTTTTCCTTTTAAACATCTTGTTGATTTTTGTGGAACAACTTTTAAGTTAACGGACAATGTTATACAATATAATCGGTGTGGTAATGAGAGTGACTTGGTCTTTGTGAATTTGCACAAGATGCAAAGTTATCCAATGTGCGACATTTCTCAATTATTTATATCACGATCACAACAATCTCTTTTGTCAAAAGGGTCCTACTCTGGGGCTTTTTTGACTTATGATCATGACAAAAATGGGAGTGAAGAACGGTTGTGGAGGTGTTATAAGTGGTTTGCTAATATTAATAGTCATGACTCTGCATTGGAATTAGATTATCCCAAAAGTTTATCCTTATCTGCAATGAAAATTCGTAATTTTTATAAGTATGAAGGTGTGAGTGTTCCTGGTGATTGTGGAGCTGTTTTAGCTATTTATAATAATCAGATTGATCGTAAATTGATTGGAATGCATAATGCTGGACGTGGAGGTGTAGGTTATGCTGTTCCTTTAACATTTGAAGGAATTGAAGAACATTGTTCAAAATTTAAAGTTGAAGCACAGTTTTGTTTGGAGCTTCCCGATAATATTGACCCTTCTGGTGAAATTAAACTCCCTATTGGCAATTTTGTAGCAATGGGGAAAAGTTCCATTAAAGTTGGTCAAGCCACAAAAACAGTTTTACGCGAATCTCGTTTGCATGGTCATCTCCTTCCTGTTCTTAAACGACCAGCGAAATTGATACCACACATGCAAGATGGAGAATTGTATGATCCTTTAATGGAAGGGTTGAAGAAATGTGGTCAGAATTGCCCTATATTGGATAATGCTGTTTTAGATGAAATTACATCAGTTTTGTCTCCACTTATTAATGGTGAGAATGTGCATTTTTCTGAGAGACATAAGTATGAACGATTTTTAACTTACACTGAAGCTATAATTGGCGCAGAAGATGATTTCATGCACCCTATTAATAGAACAACATCTGCTGGCTATCCCTGGTGCAATGATGTTGGGAAAAAACCAGGTAAACAATCCTATCTTGGTTCAGATGAAGAATATGATGCTTTCCCACCTAATTTTAAAACTAAAGATGGAAAACGTGTGCATGATGCTGTATTGAGTTTGATTGATGATTGTTCAAAAAAGATTTTGCGCAATGTCGTGAGTGTTGATACGTTAAAGGACGAGTTGCGACTTTTGGATAAAGTTTCTACTAGGGTTTTTTTCTGCTTGTCCTCAACATTTTGTAATTGCTTTTCGAATGTATTTTCTGCCTTTTTGTTCTTGGATTATGCACAACAGGCACTATAATGGTGTTGCTGTTGGTGTGAACCCTTTTTCATCTGAATGGGATTTTCTTGCAACTAAATTGAAAGAAATGGGCCCAAAAGTTATTGCTGGTGATTTTTCAAACTTTGATGGTTCTTTAAATTCACAAATTTTATGGGCTATTTTCCATGGGATATTTATTCCTTGGGTGAAGTTCATGCATGGTGCAATTTCAGATGAAGACTATAATATTTGTTTTGGTCTTTGGTCTCATCTTGTTCATTCTGTTCATATTTTTGGTTCTAATATTTATATGTGGACTCATTCTCAACCTTCAGGTAATCCCATCACCGCAATTTTGAATTCGCTTTATAACATTATAGTTTTACGGTATGCTTGGTACATAATTTTCCTTCATACTAAGTTAGTTGGTCAACATCATTTTACCAAATATGTATATATGATAGCATATGGTGACGATAATGTTTTAAATATTGCGGATGTGATAGCGGAAGAATTTAATCAATGCACAATTTCAGCAGCTCTTGCTACCATTGGACATATCTATACCGATGAAGCAAAAACTGGTGAAATTGTGAAATATCGGACATTGTCCGAAGTTCAGTTTCTCAAACGCAGCTTTCAATTTGATTCCAAACTTAAACGTCATGTTGCGCCTTTAGATCAGAGTGTAATTTATGAAATGTTG